GGCAGAAACCGGTTTTGGCTGGTTTGTTGCAATGGGCGTTATGAAACACAAGGACGGCACATTCTCAAGGGTTGACCTTATGGTGAATGGGGACAAAGCAAATATTTTGTTTGTCGAAGAGCCAATGTCAAGGCATAACGTGAGGCTTGATTTTAGTATTGCAGCACAAAAAAGGATCCTCGATGTTTTATAAGGTAACCGCTAGTGACCTCATGCTTTGTAGTCTGCTTGTAGCGGAAGGTAGCTTTCTTGTAGCTGTCTTCATGAGTGAGTCTTTTGGCCTTACTCAGTGGCTAGCGTCTATTGTGGCGGCGATCCTACCGCTTGCTTGCTACTACATGCTAAGATTAGAAGCGAAGCAAACAATGAAAGCATCAAAAGAGACGGCCATTCTCGTTAGTCGCGTAACTTCTTTGGAGTCAGATATATCAAAAATAAATCTAGCACTAAAAATGCGCGGCTAGGACGTCCGCCTAAAGAGGTAGACATGAAGGTGCTCATTGCCCTTTGCCGTGTCTTCTGCACTGCTAAGGAGATTGGAAACGTCCTAGGCTTATGTGAGCAGGCTGTCTATAACCGCTCTCCTGGCTGGTGTGAGGAGCTAGGTATAGAAGGAAGCACCTTCGACGATCTACGCTCACGTTACGGCGACGAAATGAAAGTGTCTTTACGAAGGGCACAGTGGAAGGCAGCACTAGACGGCTCCATTCCAATGCTGATATTCATGGGCAAACAGCATCTCGGCCAATTCAATGACTACGAACGCGACAGCAGAAGTACATGGGAGGAAGATCAGAATGGAAACGTCCTCACCCAAGCACAACTTGTCGCCTTACTCCGAGCTGCTAAAGAAAGCGAAGCCTAGCCTTCAATCGTTAGCCTGGAAAATTGGTAATCTTCAATACAAACTCCATCCTTATCAAGACGAACTTTACTTAGGTTTAAGAAAAGCTTTAGAAAGTAAAGAGTGTATAAAATACACTGTCAATTGTAGTCGACGTTATGGAAAGTCATTCATTCTATGCCTCATTGCAGTAGAGAAAGCTATCCAACAACCAGGAGCGCAGATCCGTTTTGCCGCTCCTACTGGTAAGGCGCTGAGGAAGATAATTTTTCCAATTATGAAAATTATATTTGAGGATTGTCCTATATTCCTTCTGCCCAAATATTCAGTGATTGATTCATTCTACAAGTTTCCTAATGGATCAGAAATCCACTTTGCCGGAACAGACAACCAAAGCTATGAGAACTTACGCGGTACATCGTCAGACCTTAACATAATTGACGAAGCGGCGTTTTGCACTGAATTAGACTATATTATGCGCTCCATTCTCATACCTCAGACACTGACTACGGGCGCCAAAACCTTACTTGCCAGCACCCCACCAAAGACGCCGGCACATGATTATTTCTATATTGCTCAAGAGTGTAAAATGCTGGGGTTTTACAGTGAGTTTACAATCTATCAGAACACACGGGTAACTAAGGAGACGATTGACCTCTACGCTTTAGAGAGCGGAGGTTATGACTCCACGACGTTCCGCCGTGAATATTTGTGTCAATTCGTGGTCGACGATTCCCTTGCCATTATTCCAGAATGGAAGGACGACTATATCGAGACATACGAGAAGGACGGCTTTTCTCACTTCATGCACCGCTACACTGCAATGGATCTCGGAGTGAAAGACTTAACGGCGGTACTGTTTGCGACCTATGATTTTAGGCGCGGTATCTTATATGTCGAAGAGGAAGCCGAGATGAACGGGCCTACCATGACAACGCCTAGGCTTGCGGCACTCATTAACGACACAGAAAAGAAAGTGTACGGCGAACTTAAACCTTACCTCCGTATATCAGACAACAATAACCTTCTCTTGCTTCAGGACCTCGGAACACTTCACGCCTGTTACTTTCTACCGACTAACAAGGACTCACTTGACGCTATGGTGAACGAGGTAAGAATACTTGTGGGTGAGGGCAGGCTTCGCGTCAATGCGCGCTGCCTTAAGACTATAGGAGGGCTTAAGTACGGCGTGTTTGACGACAGGAGAAAAGAGTTCGCAAGGACCACGGCTTACGGACACTTTGACCACCTGGCCGCTCTGGTGTATCTTATAAGAAATCTCGATCGGCAGACTAACCCTGTGCCAAGTATGTTTAGACTTGACGATCACCGTCACTTCATACCAGAAAGTTACAGGTCAAGCGACTCTACACAAGTGTCTGTGTTACGCAATATTTTCAAAGGAGGGAACTGATGGAACAAGGAATGAAGGACGACGAACCAAAATACTGGGCAGCTAAGGGAATTAAGGAGCTGCTACCAAGCCTCATTGGTAAGACTGAGGATTACTATGATTTCCTCAAAACTACGGGCCGTCTTTACTTGTGGCGGCGCTCTTACTCGGCTTACTATAAGCAGTCTCAGCTCGGCGGGCAGCTTACGCGCGCAGGTAAGACCGGGGACTTTACAAAGATTGGTGTTAACGATTACAGGAATATTGCGCTCCATATCAAAGCACTCACGACACAACAACGACCAGCTTTTGATCCTCGTGCGACTAACACAGACTACAGGTCTATGGCGCAAACGATACTGGCGTCAGGTTTACTCGACTATTATAACCGCGAAAAGAGGATGGAGCGTTTCACGGTACAGTGTCTTGAGTACGGGCTTATCTATGATCACTCTTACATCAGCTGTACGTGGGACTCTAGCGACGGGCAAAGTTACGGCAAGAATGATTTAGGCGTTGACGTGCCAGAAGGAGATATGTCGTATGAAGCTTTTTCTCCTATGGATGTCTGCGTTGACGTAACGAACAACGAGCAAGGTCCTGACAGCTGGAAAATAACTAGATCATACAAAAACCGCTATGACGTCATGGCGCTTTACCCAGAATTGGCAGACCGCATTGAGGGACTTCCTAGCATAACGGACATGCTCGACGAATACATTCTTAGTCCTAGTTCTCTAAAAGATTCTGACCTTATCCCTTGCTACAAGTTCTATCATCCTCGTAGTGCTGCGCTGCCAGAAGGACGTGAGGTGCATTTTCTTAGTTCTGACTTAGGGCTAATCGATGGACCACTACCTTACAGAAAGGTTCCGCTTTTTCGGTTTGAACCGAGTAAGCAAGACGGGACACCTTTCGGTTACACGATCATGTACGATATCCTCCCGCTGCAGGAAGCAATAGACGGCCTTTACTCTATCGCTCTAACTAATAACAAACAATTTGGCGTGCAAAGTATAGTCGGACCAAAAGGCGGGAATATTAGTCACACTAATCTTTCAGAAGGTTTAAATTATTTTGAGTATGACCAGAGGAATGGAAAGTTAGAAGCACTCCAATTAACTCAGAGCGCGCCTGAACTTTACAATCTCATCGAAATGCTCGAGCGTAAAATGGAGACTCTCAGCGCTGTTAACGCAGTGACGCGCGGTCAACCGGAGGCTTCCCTTAAGTCAGGCGCTGCTATTGCTTTCGTGCAAGCTATGGCGGTGCAATTCTCTAAGGACCTAGAAGGTGCTTGGATTAGGCTTCTTGAGGATGTCGCAACTGCCACTATAGTAACGCTCCAAGATTTTGCTTCTGTTCCCCGTGTGGCCATGATTGCGGGTAAGGCTAATCGCCCTTTCATGAAGGAGTTTACGGGCGAAGACTTATCCCTTATCTCGAGGGTAATGGTTGATATTGGTAATCCATTAACGCGAACTGTAGCAGGGAAAGTTAACTTAGCTGACGCGCTCATGGAGAAAGGTTTTATCAAAACACCGGAACAGTATATTCAGGTTATGACTACGGGAAGGCTTGAGCCGATCATTGAGGGCGATCAAGCAGAGCTAATGCTTATAAGGGCTGAGAACGAACGAATGAGTGAGGGCGGTCGTCCTCAAGCGATGATCACTGACGCACATTCCCTTCACGTGAGGGAACATAAGGTTGTGCTTGCTTCACCGGAAGCGCGCGAGAACCCAGAGGTAGTGCAAACGGTAACGGATCACATACAAGAGCATTTTGATTTGCTCTTGTCGACTAACCCACAACTACTAGCCCTTCTGGGCGAGCAAAGTATGCAACCGCCACCGATGGATCCTGGCGTCGCTCAGGGCATGGACGCAGGCGCTGCAATGAATGCTGAGCTGCCGGGTGATCCTAATCTGCCGAGCGCTCCTGCTGGCAGTGATCCCATGGCTGAAAACACAATCGAAGAGCAGAATTTAATTTTAGAAGGAGGATAGAGATGGAAGGACAACCTAGTGTAGTGCCAACCCCGGTAACAGTTGATCCCGTGGTCACTGGCACAACCACAAAGCCCGTAGAGAACGAAGCCCCAAAGGAGTCAAGAAAGATTAAGGTTAAGGTAGACGGGGAGTATATCGAAGTTGACGAGGCTGACCTTATCAGTGACTACGGCAAGGGAAAAGCTGCAGACAAAAAGTTCCAGGAAGCCGCTGCCCTTCGCAAGGAAGCAGTATCTTTCATTGAGGCACTAAAAAAGGATCCTTTGTCAGTACTGACTAATCCTAAACTCGGCCTTAATTTGCGCGAAATTGCTGAAACGCACCTGATGTCTATTCTTGAGGATGAAGTGATGGATCCAAAAGACAAGGAGCTTCGCGATTTAAGAAAAGACAAGGCGACAAGAGAGGAGGAAGCTGCAACGGCTAAGAAGGAAGCAGAAGAGGAAGAGATGGTTAAGTTGTCAGGTGAGTATAGGGACCAGTACGAAAAGTCTTTTCAAACTTGCTTAGAGGCTTCTGGTCTACCTAAGACACCACACACGGTAAAGCGTCTAGCTTTTTACATGCACGAAGGCGTGAAGCGCGGGCTTGACCTTAAGCCAGAAGACGTCGTGGTTTTCGTAAAAGAGGAATATCTAGAGGAACAGAAAAGCTTGTTCTCTAGTCTTGACGGTGAGAACTTACTTAAATTCTTAGGTGAGGACTTAGCAAAGAAAATAAGAAAATACGATACGGGCCGAGTGATTAGTCCTAAGACTATATCTCGTTTTGATCAGCCTAATGTCTCGGAGAAGGGCGCTGTAAAGAAGGAGCCAGGCATTTCAAGGGACGAATGGAAAGCTAAAATGGACAGGATCAAAGCAGGTCTTGAATAAAGTATAGACCTAAAAGTTGCCTTAGCTTACAATCTGCCTTAAGATTTCAATAGCTAGGGCAACTCTTTTTAAAGAACCCCTCGTCTTTTTCATCGCAACTGAATGAAGGCGATACTGAGCGCTTTGTAACTTGAAATTCAAGCCAAAGTCAAAAGTCATCCAACCAAAACAAAACAAGTAAATTTAATAAAACGATTCCTACAATATCAAGGAGATATTTCTATGACTAATCCAGCAGAGCTTAGTGGCTTATTTAAAGAAGCCTACGGCGACAGTATCGAGAACCTAATTCCAGAAGCGGCAAAGCTTACCAAAATGATTCCTTTCGTTCAGCGCGATAAGGAAACAGGTGAGAAATATCATCAGCCCGTGGTAGTCGGTGCAGAACAAGGTGTAACATACGCTGCTGCAGGCGCTGGTGCTTTTGCACTAGAAGATGCAGTATCAATGAACATGCAAGATGCACAAGTTCAAGGCAACCAAATGTTGCTTAGGTCTTCTCTTGCTTACGACGCAGCTGCTCGCGCTTCTAACAGCAAAAAAGCTTTCGTTAAGGCAACTGAGCTTCTTGTTGAGAACATGATGGAGTCTGCGACTAAGAGACTAGAAGTTTCTATGCTTCATGGTCAAATGGGAATTGCTGATATCGCAATTGGTGATTTCGATGAGACTGCGCCAGCCGCAACTACTGCAACTTTCGTTATAAGTCAAGCTTCATGGGCAGCAGGAATCTGGGCAGGTATCGAAGGTGCTAAGCTTGTTTTTTTCAAAGACACGTCGCTCACCATCTCAGCCGGCACGAACGTAACTGCAAACGACGACACCGACAAGAACGTAATCGTCACAGCGGTTAACACTGACACTAGAACTATATCGGTTTCTGGTTCTGCCCTTGCAATCGAAGACATCAACGACTTCTCAGCTGCAAAAGCACTCACCGTGTACTTCAAGGGTGCGGTAACTGGTACAGGCGCTTCTTTTGCTTACGCAGAAATGGCTGGCCTTCGCAGAATTATTTCTAACACTGGTACACTGTTCAACATCAACTCAGCTACATGGAATCTTTGGAGAGGAAACACGGTTACTACTACTGGCCAAATGACTTTCTCTAAACTTTTGACTGCAGTAGGAAAAGCTGTTCAACGCGGACTCAACGAAAAAGTGACAGTACTGTGCAACCCAGATACATGGTCAAACCTTGCTTCTGACCTTGCAGCACTTCGTCGCTTTGACGGAAGCTACAACAAAAAGAAATCTGAAAGTGGATCAGAGTCTATTTGTTACTTCGGTCAAAACGGAGAGATCGAAATTGTTTCTTACAACTTGGTAAAATCGGGCGAAGTAATTATTTTCCCACCAAAACGTTGTAAGAGAATTGGAGCACAAGACCTCTCTTTCAAAACGCCAGGACGTGAAGGCGAGATTTTCTTGCAACTTCCAAACAGCGCAGGCTTTGAACTACGTAACTACGTAGATTGTGCACTGTTTATCGAGACTCCAGCACGTTGTGTGTACGTTTCAGGATTTACTAACTCTTAAGTGTTTTAGGAGTTAACTAATAGGGCGCTCAAACTTAATTGTGGGAGCGCCTTTTTTCTAAAAGGAGAAAATCATGGGCTTAGCAACTATAGTTATAGATTACCCAGAGACAACGGCGCAGTTTGAAAGCATCAACCGTTTTGCAGACACAATCGAGGGCACGCTTTCCCTTGCTAGTTACCTTGAGAGTACTGTGGCCGGCGTAAGAACGGCGACGATCACTTGCCGCGTTGGAGCGGTGCAGGCGGTAGGACTTCTTACCGTAACGTCATCTGGCCCACTCAACAACGAAGTGGCAGTTGTTGCCGGTGTCACGATCACAGCGAAGACAAGCGGAGCAGTACCGGCAAGCGGCGAGTTCGATATCAACGCTTCAGCTGATGTTGTAGCCACTGGTATGGCGCTTGCAATTAACAGCCTTTCGACTCTTGTGGGAATTGTAACGGCGACTAGCGCCCTTGGTGTCGTGACGATCACCGCTGTCTTGCCTGCTCGTACTGGTAACGGTCTAATCTTGACTGAAGCTATGACGAACGTATCGCCAACAGCTTTTGCGGGTGGATCAAGCGGAGCCACATACGTTTTAAATAACGCTTAGGGAGAAAATATGTCGGTTAACTTAACGATCAACGGCCAAACTTTTGCTTACCCAGAGACTGCCGATACAGACTGGGGCAGTAGTGCAACACTCTGGGCTACTGCTGCGACAAACGGCATGTTGCAAAAGGCTGGCGGTGCTTTCACTTTGTTAGCCGACGTAAATTTTGGGGCAACTTTTGGGCTCACTTCGGCCTACTACAAAAGTAGGACAGCTGATATCTCTACGGCGGGATCTCTTCGTCTAGCCCAGGCGGACTCTATCGGGTGGAGGAATCTAGCCAATAGTGCTGACCTTCTTTTGAGCGTATCGACCGACGCACTCAGGTTTAACGGCGTCGCCTTAACACTTGCTGGCGCAATAGTTAACGCCGACATTAGTGCATCTGCTGCGATTGCCTTTTCTAAATTAGCGGCTCTTACAAGCGGAAACGTTCTGGTGGGATCAGCCGGCAACGTCGCAACGTCATTGTCCTTAACGGGTGACGTCGTAGTCTCGAATGCTGGTGTCACAAGTATCTCAAGCAATGTTATAGTTAACGCTGACGTCAATGCTTCGGCGGGCATTGCCTACTCAAAACTTGATCTAGTCGGTGGCGTTGTCAACGCTGACGTCAACGCATCCGCTGCGATTGCCTTCTCAAAATTGGCTGTCCTTACGAGTGGAAACGTTTTGGTGGGATCAGCTGGCAACGTCGCGACACAGGTGGCACTCACTGGCGACGTAACTATTTCAAACGCTGGCGTCACAGCCATTGCAAGCGGCGTGATAGTTAACGCTGACGTCAACGCATCAGCTGCGATTGCCGGCTCAAAACTTGCTCCACAGTTTGGCGCGCAGCTTTTGTCAAACGACAGAGAGTGGGACACACTTCAAATTGCCACACCAGCCAGCCCAGCGGCTTCAAGAAATAAACTTTATTTTAAATCAGACGGTAGGATTTACAGACTAAACAGTGCAGGAGTAGAGACGGACGTAGCAACGGCGACAGTTACACCGGCAAGTGCTAGACTTCTAAGCGCGTCAGGAACTAACCCAAGCACGTCCTCAACTACGGCGGTAGATATAACGGGCTTCACACTTGACATAACGACTAACGCTACTTCAAGAATTGCCTTTACTTTTTCTAGTTCTTTTAGAAACACCGCAACTCCGAATGCAACACAAATTAATATACAGGTTAACGGAGTCAATCAATTCGGGACTGGCGGTCTGTATAATGCTCAAGACGTCAGCGGTCATTTTTACCCAATTAACCTATCTGGCATGAGCGATAGTTTAGCGGCAGGAACCTATACGGTAAAAGTAAGGGCCCAGGTTAGCGCAGGCACGTTAACTTTCCTAAACGACGCAGCCCAATCAACAATGATTACGTGCTTACAAGTAAATACTTAATTTTTAGAAAGGAAATCTATGTCACTAGCAATTTTGTCAAACGAAACACAGGCGCCGTTAACAATTAACGCGGGCCAAAACTCACCGGCTATCTACGCTCCCTTTGCGGAAAAGGTTGCTTTTGCGGTAGTAGCAAGTGCCGCCTCAAGCCCGGTTGGTACGACCGTAGGAATACAAGGATCAATAGACGGGGTGAACTACGCGACACTAACCGGCCTTGTGACCGTCACAGGAAACGGAACCTTCTTTGTCGAACTTGGCGAACGCCTTTGTTCTTATATTTGGTACCGTCTGGTGTACGCTCGTACGTCAGGAAGTTATGTATCAACAGCCACCGCGTTGACTAAGGGTCAACCACTCTAAAGGAGAAATTATCATGATGGACAAAGAACTAAAGATGAAGCTACTAGAGGAACTCATGGCCGAGATGGACGAGTCTTCCATGAGTAAATTTAAAAAGGGCGAACCAATTATGCCAGAAGAGGAAGTAGAATGCGCACCCGCTTCTGGGGTGGAGACGAAAATCATGGGAGCCATGAAAAAAGACGACATGGTTGAGGGCGAAGAGGAGGAGGAAGTAGAAGGCGCTGAAATTATGGCCGTAGAAGATGAAGAAGAAGATGAATACGAGGGATCAAGCCTAATGAAAAAATTGAGGGCTCTTAAGAAGGGAGCGTAATGTATACTCTAGATTCACTCATAGCGAATATCAAAATTAGGGGCACAATCCCAACAAGCCAGCAAATGTTCACTGACGCACGGTTTGCCGCCATTGCGACCGATGAAATGCAGACCAATATCGTAGCGCAGATTATGTCAGTCCGTGAGGACTTTTTCCTCACCTTTGATGACGAACCCATAACGGCGGCTGCTTCTTACGAGATACCAGAGCGCGCAATTGGTTCAAAACTAAAAAGCCTCATGGTCGTTACTAACGCCGACTCCAACGCGCCAGGTTACTTTGAGCTGCCGCGTCTTAGTCTTGATGAAATATCAGGAGGCTCTAGGACGATTGACACGATTAACTACACGGGCGGGGGTTACTATGTCATGGGCAATTCACTTGTCTTGTGGCCCAGTGGAGCGCGTGACAGCGGCATTCTACGTAAATGGTATTACCGGCGGGCAAACTACTTAGTCACTGAAAGCGAAAGTGGAAAAATCCAAAGCATCAACACAGCCACCGGTGAAGTGGTCGTGGGTAACGTGCCTAACGCTTGGACTACAGGCACACTGCTCACTGTGATATCGAGTAAACCAGGGTTCAAAGTGAAAGTAGAATCGACGGCTCTTGTGGCGGTCTCTAGTCCGACGCTGACGTTTAGTTCAGTGACTGGTTTTGCTGTTGGAGACTGGGTTTCTCTTACAGGATATTCTCCCGTGGTCATGCTTCCAGTAGAGGCACAGGCGGTCCTTAGTCAAGCCGTAACGGTGAAATGCCTCGAGGCTCTTGGTGATTCGAATGGCATGCAAATTGCCGAGAAAAAGTTAAAAGATTTAAAAGAAGACATGTTTAATACGCTTACTCCAAGGGTGGACGACAGCCCAAAAAGGTGCTCGAGTAACGGCAACGGCATAATGGACAGTGGATCCTTTTCATGGCTAAGGTGGTGATCATTTGCAAACTTTGAATTTAAAAATCAAAGGCCTCTACACTGATCCAAACTCTTTTTCAGAAGTACCTGACGGGGCACTTGTACGCGCCGACAATATCTCGATTGATAAGGATTCTGTCGCCGAGTCACGCCGTGGTTTTAATTATTTTGGTACTGAACTAACGGGCGGTACTGTTGATATTAAAAAGGCATTCAATTATAAGGACAGGCTTATAACTCATTACAATAGCAAGATGGCTTATGACAGCACAGGAGCTGGCGCATGGATCAACTACTCAGGAACTTATAATGATCCGGACACTGGTTTTAAAATGCACGCTGTTTTGTCTAATAGAAATTTTTACTTTACCACGAGTGATGGAGTACAAAAGCTTGATGCACTTACCGCTACTCCTGTAGACGCTGGCGCTCCAAAAGCACTAAACGGCACGGCTGTTACAACGGGAGCCAGTGGTTTCATGGCGACTGCTACTCAAGTAGCCTACCGGGTAGTTTGGGGGTTTAAAGATTTAAACAACAATCTCATCTTGGGCAGCCCTAGTCAACGCATAATCGTGACGAACTCCTCTGGTGCTACAAGGGACGTATCCCTTACTTTTCAAATTCCTGTATCGATCACCGTTAACTGGCTCTACCAGGTCTACCGGTCACCGGAATCTGCTAGCGTGAGTGCTGTGCCGAGCGATGAAATGCAACTCGTGTATGAGGACAACCCGAGTGCTGGAGAGATAGCTGCGCGCTCCTTAACGGTGGTTGATTCGACACCAGACGACCTGAAGGGCGCTTCTCTCTACACTAATCCAACTCAGGGCGGGATCATCGAGGCAAACGACCAGCCTCCTTTTGCAAAAGACATTGCAAGTTACAAGGGTTTTACTATCTTTGCTAACACTCGTTCAAAACAGCGGCTAACCTTAACGCTTATCTCTGTCGGCGCTCCTAGTGGCGTGCAGTCTGGTGACACGGTGACTATTGGCGGTCAAGTCTACACGGGCGGCGCTTCAGAGAATGCGGCGACACGCGTATTCAAAGTTACAACGTCCGGTACACCTGCTGAAAATATCGCGCTTACCTCTCAAAGCTTGATCGCTATGATCAACGCCAACACGGCGAACACGACACTTTACGCTTACTACCTTTCTGGTTTCGAGGAGCTTCCAGGGAGGATGCTCATCGAGGAGAGGGATGTCGGAGGTGCCACAGTCTATGCTTTATCGAGCAGAGGTGATGCTTTCAACCCGTCTCTCTCGGCGTCTGGTACTGCTAACGGCAGTGACAACGATGAAGCACCAAACAGACTGTACTATAGTAAAAACTTACAGCCTGAAGCCGTACCCATACTGCAATACCTCGAGGCTGGTTCCAAGGATTTTCCTATCAAGCGAATTATCGCACTTCGCGATTCAGTTTTTATTTTAAAAGATGACGGTATTTACAGGCTCTTTGGCGAAACGCCGCAAAGTTTTAGTATTGTCCTTCTTGACAATACCGCGCGTATTCTTGCGCCGGAAAGTGCTGTGTCGTTCAACAACCAGGTTTTCATGTTTAGTGATCAGGGGGTTGTCTCTGTTTCTGACTCCGGGGTTTCTGTTCTCTCTAAGCAGATTGAATCGGAACTCCTTCGCCTTGCTACTTACACAAATTTTGCTGCGAAAACCTTCGCCGTTGCCTATGAGTCAGAGAGGAAGTACATTCTTTTCACCTTTACAGATGACGAAGACGTGGTGCCGACTCAAGCCTTTGTTTACAACTCATTTACCAATGTATGGACAAAGTGGATCACAAGCGCTGTCACTGGTGTAGTGGAATCATCTGGCAACAAGCTTTACTTAGCAAAAGCCCAGCCGCTTTCCGGCTGGTGGTTTCAGGAAAGAAAGAATTACGACAAGTTTGATTACGTAGATGAAAGTTTTGCGGTCACCATAACGGCTAGTGCGTCTTCTCCTCTTACGGTAACGCTTAGCTCGGCCACTGGTGTTCTGCCAGGCATGGCGCTCGGCCAGGGAGCGGTAACGGTTAACGTTTTGGCCGTTGTTGGTAACGTTCTGACGGTTGACGTCCTTCAATCATGGAATATAGCTGCTGCTCTTGTCTACGCTCCAATTAAAAACTTGATTCAGTGGGCACCAATCGATTCGGGCAATGTCGGAACGGTAAAACACTTTAGAGATCTAAGTTTTTTCTTTCGCGACGCAACTTTTAGGCAAATCACGGCCTCGTTCACCTCTAACTTTAGTGGGAACACAGACAGCATTAGTCTAGCGCCTGTGTCTCGTGGAGCTTGGGGTGCTTTCCCTTGGGGACTTGACGCTTGGGGCGGTGGTTTCGGTGGATCTCAAGCGATCAGAACCTATTTTCCTTTAGATAAGCAACGCGCCTTGTGGGTTAACTTGTCCCTTGAGGGTTCTGTAGCTTTTAGTTCGGTATCGCTCCTTGGCATTTCAATTATGTATGAATCCATGTCTGAGAGGTTCAGGTGAGACTACCAAACATACAAAAGATACTACGACAAGACGTCTCTGAAGCTCCTGATTGGATTTTAAAAATCATCGCTCCAATTAACTCTTTTTTTGAAGAGATCTATGCAGGACTAAACCGTAACATAACTTTTAGTGAAAACATTGCGTGTACCATCACGGAGGTGCAGATTACGACGTCGAGCACATATCCGACTTCTTTTCCAGCTGTAACGCTTTCCTCAAAACTAAAAACGATTGTTTCTGGTGTGATGCTCTTAAAATTAACGCTGAAAGCTGATAACATAACGTTAATAAAGACTGCTTCGACGATTGAGTGGACACCGGTAGAGGCTGGCGCAAGGATTGATTTTGTCTCTGGTCTTGCGGCATCAAAAACTTACACTTTACGCGTCATGATATTATAAGGAGATTGAAAAATGGCTTTTGTTCCGAAGGATCCAAATTTAGAAGACGAAGACCAGGAGCCAGGTGCTGGCGGTGGTCAGCAAATTGGCGCGGAGTCTTCTGCGATATCTGGCGGCGCGGGTGGTGGTGCACCAGGCAGCGGGAAAGCTACCCCGCAAAACAGGACGGCCAGTTCAAGCGGATTTACTAACCTTAACAAATATATTGACGCCAACAAGCCACAAGCCGCCGAGCTTGGCGGGAAAATCAAGGATCAAGTCACTTCATCCGTTAACGCGGCTGGTCAAGCGGCGGATGATTCCGATAAGGGTTACAGTGAAAAAGTAAACCCTGGGCAATTTTCATTTGACGCCAAAACCTTCAACCCTATGACACAAAACAGGGCGCAGTTTCAAAATCTATTCAAGGCTCCTACCCAAAAGTTTGGTATGGCCGGCGAGATGGACGGCGCAAGAAATCTAGCAGACACAGCGCGCGCAAAAGTAGGGCAGACAGAAACCATTGGCGGGCGAAAAGAACTAATTGGTGATCAGCAGACACTCTCGAAAGCTGCCGGCGTCAACACGGCGGGCATGAGATCGTTTGACAACCTTCTACTTCAATCAAGCGACGAAGGTAAAGCTGCTTTAGGTGGTGCAAGGCAATCACTCGCTGACGCTGATTTAGACGCCAAACTACAAGCTGCAGCCACTAGAGGAGCAAATGTCGACACACAAGCCGCGACAAACCAACAAGCGGCTAGTCAGGCAGCACGCGGCGCTCTAACGAGTCAAGCGGCATCTCTTAACGAAGGTATTGGTTCGCGTCTTCAGGGCGAGCAGGCACGAGTTAACGCGCGTGAGAGTCAGCTTCTAGGAGCGGCTGGCACAGGCGCAAACCTAACGAGCGAGGATTTGAAAGACTTAGGCGTCACACCTGAGCAGTGGGCCGAAGCACAAGGGCTGTTTACCAACAAAAACAACGCTGGCTTTTTAGGGGACAAGGAGCGAGGGCTTTCTAAGTTTATAAAGAGAAGCGGTAGCAGTGGAGACTTAACGCGCGAAGACGTTACAACGGACGACGATATAGCGCGCTCTAATGCGCTGGCAGAACTAGGCGGTTTGTCAAGAACTAAGCTTGATCTCGGCGGTGTACCAAAAACCTCACGCGCTGGCGGACGTGATTACCTCGACCTTGACATTGACGGGTTACTAAAATCGTTAAGATCAACAGACGTGAAAGTTCCTGACGTGTTCCAGCGGGGTGGAATGGCGGGCGCTGGACCTATGGCAGGCCAGCCGCCTTCAGCGAGCACATATCAATTAGAAAAAGCTGCGGAGCAAATGAAGGGCACAAAGCCAATGAGTCAAGAGGAAATGTTCGCAAAACTGGGACTGTAACGGAAAGAGAAAAAACAAGGGAGAAAAATACATGGATATCATTGGCGGCCTAGACAATTTCATCAGTGGAGGATCCGTTAAGAAGGGCGACCAGGCTCTTGATCGGGCAAGGCAACGCTTTGACGAGATCGAAGTACCGACACTTGAGGAAATGAAAATAAAGTTAGCCGAGGCTGTCAATGCTGGTGAAATGACACCAGAGGACGCAGAGACTTTTTTCCTAGAGCGAACAGCTCAAGAGAATGTATCAACTGATCCTCGTCTTCGCGAAGCTCAAATGAATGCGCTTTCAAGCTTACAAGAAGTCTCCCAGGGCGGTCTGACAGCTGGCGATCGTGGTGACCTACAAAGAATACAAGGCGATTCACAAGCGGCTGAAAAAGGACAACGTGACGCTATACTTCAAAATGCCCAGTCGCGCGGAGTGGCTGGTAGCGGGATGGAGCTTGCTAGCCAGATGATGGCCCAGCAGGGAGCGGCCAGCAGAGCTAGTCAACAAGGTTTTGACGTAGCAAAGCAAGCACAAAACCGGGCGCTCGAGGCGATGATGGCAGGCGGGCAGATGTCAGGGCAAATGCGCGGACAAGACTTTGGCGAGCAGAGTAAATTAGCAGAAGCACGTGACGCCATATCACGCTTCAACACTCAAAATCAACAAGCCGTGAATGTCGGCAATATCGGAGCGCGCAACACGGCCACACTTAGAAACGTAAATACGGCTCAAGACGTCGCCAATCGTGGTCAAGATACGACGAACCAACAGCTTGGATATAACGCTCAGAACGTCAAGGATCAGTATTCTCAAAGAATGCAAAAAGTAAGCGGTCAGGCTGGATTGGATCAAGCGCAAGCTGCGGCAGCGTCAGAAGATGCGAAAAGAAAAACCGGCTTATTTGGGACGGTCTTATCGGCTGGAGCAAGTGCGTACAACAAACCATAAAGGAGACACTCCCCGTGATGAATCAAGGCGGATTTGAAGAGGAAGACCTAATGAAGATGGATCCAATGACAAGGACGGCTAGCCCAATTGACCTTCGATCCTATATTGCAGACCTCTATGCAAAAAAAGGTCTTGGCGACGACAAGAGGGCAGAACTTGAGCAAGGCGTACAAGACGCAAAGCCAGGTAGTGGCGTTACCTTTCTAGCTTCTCTCGGCGCTGGACTTTCCGGCAAAAGTCAAAGTGACGCGGTAAATCAACTTGGCCAGGGATCCCGCGACAAGGCGCAAGAGCTAAAAGATTTTGACCTTAAGAGAACAGGGGCTTTTGACGAAATTAAAAAGGACCGTGAAATAGGAAAATTCGAGCGCGATAGTAAATCAGAAGCCGAGGAGTCTGATCCGGAAAGTAATAGTTCTAAGCTCATGCAGACCATGGCTGCGCGCATGATGCCAGGACAAGACTTCTCGAAGTATAGCGCAAAGCAACTAGGCTCTATCATGAGCAACATGCGATCAGTACTTGACTCGGAGACGGACAAGGAGAGGCGTAAAGAAGACCTGGCATATCGTCAGCAAGATATCAGCGTAAGGCGAGAAGATGTAAAAGCGCAAAGGGAATTAAAGCAGGAAGAGAAAGCTATAGAAAAAGAGGAAAAACGAAAAGAGAAGGAGAACGCTCTTACTACTCCTTACGGGATCGCGCGCTCGCTGGTCGACGCGAAGACACTAAAGGACGCACACGAATCAAAAGGCAGTTTTGATCGAAAATTAGCTGGCATGATCGCATTAAGAGAAAAGCATAAGGGCGGCGCAGTACTTAACCGGGAAGACGTCGAAGTAGGCAAACAGCTCTCGAAAGACCTTTTGCTGGAATATAAAAACCTAGCAAAACTAGGCGTTTTGTCTTCGTCTGATACCGATATCATCGACGCGATCATTCCGTCTGATCCACTGGCTTTTGACGGCATACCAGGCCAAGACCCCACTATGGCGAAGCTTCTTAATTTTCAAAAAGACAAAAATCTAGATTTTGAGACCAAGATTTCTACGCGCATAGCAAAAGAGAATAGGATTGCTCCGGAAACCTCGCGGCCCGAGTTAACACCTGAGCTACAAGAGGCGTTAGACTGGGCGGACGCTAACCCGGATGATCCTATGTCGGCAGCAATTAGAAAAAAAATAGGGGTGTAGTATGCCTTTTGATCCCAAAAAATTCTTGGCCGAAGAAACTCCCAAGGCTGCTTTTGATCCTAAAAAATTCTTAGCCGAAGACCTTCCTAAGGCTGCCTTTGATCCTAAAGCTTTTTTAAAAAAATATAGCCCTACTGTTACGGGCCTTGAGTCTGGTCTTAGAGGGCTTGCGCAAGGAGCCTCTTTAGGTTTTGCCGACGAGCTGACGGGAGGGCTTGAAGCCGCTTCGGACACTGTATTTGGAGGCAGAAAGCTAAGTGATTTTGGCGATACCTACAAGGTAAGAAGAGACGAATCACGTGAGCAATATAAGGGCGCTCAAGAGGCTAACCCCGGCATTTACCAGGGAGCAGAAATCGGCGGAGCAATAGGAACGGCCTTTGTCCCGGGACTCGGCATGCTCAACGCAGCGAAAGGAGCACAGCTCGGCGCGGTTGTTGGCAAGGGCGCTTTACAGGGCGCGCTGACAGGGCTAGGAGGAACAGAAGAGGAAGGCGTTGGCGGTCAAGCACTCGACACACTAAAGGGCACTGCTCTCGGTGCTGGCGGGGGCGCTGCAGGTTTTGGCTTAGGTAAGGCCGTCGGCGGGGTGACAGATTCCCTGGCTGATTCCAAGGTTGGACAATATCTACTTTCAAAATACAAAGGGGGGGCTAGCGGTGTTGCTAATAGTATGGAGGACTTCGCAGAGCTGCAAGGAGCAAGGGCCTTAGGCTTAGAGCGCGCGACTCAAAAGAAAATGGGACGTGACGCGACAAGAGCGGTTGGACGTCAAGCACTTGACGAAGATATACTATCTTTCGGAGCTAACACGAGTGATTTAGTCGCAAGAAACGAAGCTGTGAAAAAAGGCGCTATGGCAGACAGGGCAGCGGCTTACCGCGTGATTGACGACGCAGGTGCTAGCCAACTTAACCCGACTGAGATTGCTAGAAGTGTCGCCAAGAAAGTGTTGAGCGACAAAGACAAAAACCTGATGAATCCTCAGTACAAAGACACCCAAGAACTCATGGAAAAACTCCGACCTGAGATTGAGAATATCCTTAGTCGAGGAGACGACAACATATCGATGGCCGATGGCCAGCGGCTGGTTGAGTCTCTTAACGTCAAATCTAAGTTTGACAAGACCAGGACCAACGCGGCGCAAGATATGGCGCGAGACATCTATTTTAGTGTAAGGGAATCCGTGAACGAGGCGGCTGAACGCGCAGGCTCAGCAATGGACAAGCGCGGTGGTACTAGAATCGGCGAATCCGGCGCTGCCCTGCCAACCACCTTACGAGAGACGATAGAAGGCGCTAACAAAAAATTTAGTATTGGCAAAAATACCGAGACACTTTTACGAAATAAGGCAGCGAGAGAAGAAGGCAACAAACTATTCAGCCTTACCGACAATATCGCAACATCAAGCCTTTCCATGCTCGCGATTCCCTTTGTTGCTGCAAAAAAGATTAGTGAAAAGTACGGCAACCAAACGGCGGCCATTACCACCGACAAACTTTCAAAATTCATAAGGGAAACACCAGAAATGCTCGGTAAGTACAGGCCAGCCCTTGAAAAAGCTATACAGCGCGGAGGTACAGCGGTTGCGGTTACGCATCAGCTTTTACAATCAAAAGATCCTGAGTATCGAAAAATAATCAGCGGTGAAGATGAGGGCGAATAGATGCGTTACTACGACAAGGTTATTTTTAATAAAATCGTAAATAACGCGACCGCGACTAGTGATCCCTTCCCGGTAGAAGATATGTATGGCTACTGCGTGCAGGCGCTTTGGATTGGAGCACTGGGTTCTGGCTCCATCAAGCTTCAGGCAAGCCTTGACGCCAATACCTGGGCCGATATCTGCACAAGCGAGGTAACCATTGCCGGCGGCGGAGATCAGCTCTGGAACGTGAGTGACGTGCTCTACAAGTGGCTTAGAGTCTCGGTTACATCAAACACTGCTGCAGATATCGTTATGGGTGTCAGAATTTATTGTAAGGGCTACTTGCCTTAGATTTTATTTATTAGTAAGCTTATATTTAAGTCAACAACCATATTATTTTGAACAAGGAGTTCACCCATGAAGGACGTAATTGAAGGACTAATTAAGCAAGCTATTGCCATGTTTCTCACTGAAAGCATGATTGTAAAAGCAAAAGAAATGCTGATCCGTGAGTTAGAGAAGCTGGCGCTTTCTACTGATAACGAAATTGACGATATTATTGTCAAAAAAATAAAGGAAGCACTAAAGTGATTTCTTGGATTTCTATCATACTATTCGTTCTCTCAAACGGGCCTTCCGTGATCCGTCTTATAATTGAAATTAGGGGATTGCTCAAAGACCTAAATGCTGTTGATAGCAAAGCTGTTATGGAAATGTGCCGCGACGATCTAGTCAGTTTCAAAAAGGACAAAGATAAGTCAAAACTAATGGCAGCGATCAAGACAAAAAAGCAAAAGAGGATGAATGGCGGCTTTTGAAGGCGACAACTTTATTTTAGACTTAGTTCTAAAATATATTGGCTCTCCATATCAATGGGGAGGCGCGACTCCGTTAGGATTCGACTGTAGTGGTCTAGTTCTCGAAGTCTTGAGGGCGCGCGGGCTGGTATCGAATTCGTTCGATGCCACAGCTCACAACATTTTCATAGCTACTAAAAGCGGTGGAGTTTTGAAGCCTGAAGTTCACGCGTTGGCTTTTTTCGGTGGTAAGCAAAGAGTAACTCACGTCGGCTACTGTATTTCACCGGAATTCATGGTCGAGGCTGGCGGTGGTGGTGCAAACACTACATCGCTTGAGATGGCTGTGAAGCAAAATGCTTTTGTAAGGCTTAGGCCAATCTTCTCAAGAAAAGACCTGCTTGCCATTCACGTCCCTGACAAGACGCACTTTACGTAGATGTGAATGTCTTGTATCGTTTTACCCCTGACTGTGACATAGACCACATTCGCGGTTGCGCCATCGACCACGTGAAGGGCTGAGATCTCGACCTTTTCCACGACCACATTGATCCCGCCCTAGACCTCGACCTGCCATTCAGAAACCCAAGTGTCAGACAAGCTTGATTCAAATCTTGTTCCCACACCTTGCAATGGACAAAATCCAATTCCTTGACCAGTGAGTTGATCTCCTCCTTAATTTCGATTTCGAGCGCGACCATGACGGAATAGTCAGGTGATTAGAAAATAGAATAGCTTGTCTCAATTTCTAGACCTCGACCTTGTAAACGATCCCGCTCCTGACCCTGTTCTCGACCGCGTCATTGACCACGTCCGGGACCACGCCCATGATGTCGTCTTAGATCTCGACCATGCCCAGGATCTTGTCCACGACACCGCCCACGTCCTTATCCCGGTCCTCGACCTAGACCACGTCCTCGACCACGGCATCGACTCATGCTGATCATGCGCATAATTAGAATATAGGATTACCTGTCTTATTTTCCAAACCTCGAAATCGAAATCATCCACGATCTATCTCTCAACCTCGAAATCGACCATGACCACGACACCGCCCACGTCTTTGACCTCGAAGTCGACCACGATCCCGACCTCGCCCATGACTGGGACCACGACCTCGACCACGACCTCGACCACGATCCCGATTCCACCCTGGCATTTAGATACCCAGTATTTAAAATAGTGAAAACTAAACTCTCGGCGGCCAAGACCAACAGCCAGGCTTAGGCTGCTCGGAGTACGGCGTCTTATTGAAGTAAACGCCGTTTGGATTCATAACGAATAACTGACAGTCACCGTCACTAAACACTTGTGTGATAATCGCCGGAGAAGGCTCCGCCTTATGTTCTCCGCCTGGACTACCGTAACGCTGATAATGAACAACCCTACCAATACTTAAAACTTGATTCATAAAAACCCCTATCTTTTAAGTTTGAACTTTAAACACTTTTCGCAAGTAACCGCTGCCCACCGCCATCGTTGATTCTTATTACTCACCACAACTCCGCAAAGTGAGGTAGTTCGGTCACTCCAATGAGTCATTGCATACCAGCCGGCATACTTATGAATCATTTCACTGCCCTGTATTTCTCAAGAGCCTTTTCAATCCTGTCTCTATCGTCACTACCAAAAAATTCTTCTATTTGTTCTGCCGCTACTACAACTTCCCTCGCGGCGCGTAGTTCAAATAGAACTGCGTCGATGTTTTTTTCCATGGTAATGAAAAAATCCTCGTCATTCCTTGAAAACTTGTTAATTCTTTCTTCATAGAGATCCCCTATCGCCCAAACGCATTTAGTTCTTTCCCTCGCCAATTTTTCTAACAAGTCAAGATCAACTTTCATTCCCCCTCCTCCTTCCCATCGCGGCTCTTGGTCATTTAATCAGCGCCGGTAATTACTGTTAAAGCCGCACGGCAAGATTCAAAAATACCTTCGCAATATTCTGCATAAGCTAAAATAGCCTGGTTCATGTTGCAGAATGTTCTTTGTGTATACGGGTAACCAGCTTTCTATATAGCGTCTCTATCACAAGCTCGGTAGCCTGCTCGTTTGCACGCTTTGACAAGTCAATTCTTCGCACACCAAAAAAATAATCTTTTAATAGACCAACCGCGCCATGCCTATAGTTGTCAATCCAAACTGATGGAATTACCGGCGGGCACCATTCCCACACACTAACTCCTGTATCTGAATCGATAACGTACAAGGCGGGACGACCATTTTTTTCAATTCTATCATAAAATGGGTTCAATTTCTTGACCTCGACCTTGATCTAATTTTAGGATTAGATTTCGACAACCACGTCGATCTTGATCTCGCCATTGACATCGATCCTATCCGCTTGTGGAAATTTGACGACGACATTGACCTTGACAGTGGTCTGGCCTGCACATAACCAGAATATAGAATAGCCTGGTTCATTTTCCATACCACGAGTTCATCCATGCTATTGACGTCGTTCTCGTCCACGTCCCCATCTGCGACCACGATCTCATGTATGTTCCTGAGCGCGTCTTCGACAATGACCTTGAAGGGATGTACACATAGATGGTGCGTAAAATAGTCTGGTTCACTACTTTTGCTTTCGCGGCAACGCGTGAGACCAAATGCAAACGTCGACTATCGCGCCACGTCCGACAATCACTGGTCCTTCAGGATAGGGCTCTACCTCGTTAAAAGTTCCGTCATTTAAACAATCAGACCAGCGAGACGTTTCAGCAATCCAGGCTGCGTCCTCGATGACAAGTTCTTGATCGTAGACCGCTACCAATTTTCCAGAATAGATCATGGTCACAGTTCTGATTAGGTAGTTTTTTCCAATTTCGTAAGGGTGCTGCGATTTTTCCATTTTTTCTCTTTCTAAAGGGTGTTAACACTTCTGCCAAAGTTTAATTTACGTAACTCTCTATGCCTATCACTATGATGCTTTGCACAATAGAAAATCACGTCTAGAGGTTTGCTATAATCTTCATGGTGCCCTTCCGATTTCAAATCCCCACAAACGGTACACGGCAATCTAATTAAATTACCCCGAGCGATTGCTCTTTTTACAGCCTTCCGAGCCAAATGTTTTTCGGGATTTCTTTTTCTATGCGCCGCAAGAATAATCGCTGCCCTTTTGCGATTTGCGTCTATTCCCCTGTGTTCCTTCGCGTACTCCTTCGCGCGCTTTTTGTTTTCGGGCACAAGGCGCTGTTGTCGTTGCTTCTCATTTCTTAGCTCACGATTTTTTTCTTCATAAATTTTTTGACCCTCTCTTGTGCAAACTATACACCTAGCGTACAGCTTCCCGCCTCCTCTAGTGTAAAATTCGCCAAGCTCTTTTCCGACATTACATTTCTTACAAACCTTCAAAAGGGTATTTTGCTTACGTCGAAAGCATCATTCTCCACTAACGGTACAGAGAACGGGTTTTGCCTTTCTCCAAAATCTTGTTTAGGTGCCTCAGACTTCGCAACCGGTTTCGCCACAACTCGAACTTCATCCGCGAGACATCTAAATTTTTCTCGGTGAGATCCGGTTTTGTCTTGATAGGTTTCAAAACCAAACGTTCCAGAAACCTGAATATAAGACCCTTTAGCAACGAAATCACGGACATAATTAACTCCCTCACGAAAAACTAAGACTTGGAACCACCTGTCGGCATTCTTTACACCAGTCCAAGTCGCCACAGAAAACTCGCAGTACTCAGCACCAGCTTTACTCATTTTGAACTCGGGATCTTTTCCGACGTTGCCTGTTAGACTAACCTTTACCGTCATGCTTGTTTCCTTTCTTTTCGTTCCTTCACTAAAACCGTTAAGTTGTCGAGACCGCAGTGATACGAATTGCCATCCTTATAAATTAAATGGTAATGCCTTCGATCGCCTAGTGGTTTGTCACTAAAAGCTTGAAGAACTAACCAAACAAGCTCACGGCGCTTAACTACACCGTTTACCTTCCAGCGAATCATGCATTTGCCGCGCTCATCTTTTCGCTTGTCAATGTCAACCCGCTGTTCATCCACAATTTGGTAGACATGGCCAGCATTCGAAACAAAAAGTCTATCACTGTCTGGCACTTCTTTGAACTTAAGCATCCTCGTGTACCCTCAGCTCTTTTTCACAAATGGTTTTACAAGCTACAAGCGCGCTAGCAAACCCCGCCTTAGCACAGTCTCGGCAAATTTCACGCTCGATATCAGATTTAAAATTAATTCCCGCAACTAGCTGATCGGCATGCTGGTCTATCCGAAAATAGAGCGTGCCAATTGCAGTGAGCACGTCCTCTTTTCCACGTTGTAAAACTTTTTCTGCAAAGGCTATTAGTCTTCTTTCATCTTCAATTTGATCATTCATTTGAAAACCCATTGGATAGTCCACTTCATCACTCCTTGTCAAGCTGGTGGAATTTAAAATTCGTCACTGTCTTCCAAAGGCGTTCCTGCTCTTCACGGTTAAGAGCGCCAACTGATGCTTTTTTAAATGTTTTTGAAATGTAAGCCACGAGTTGAGGCATTGCCCATTCGTTCTTAAGGGCTGCAGCGGTTATAATTGCCGTAGCATTTTGCTCAGGTGCAGCTAATTCTTTTGACGCTTCATTTCCATCATCGTCGTGATCGCCGACCATTCCAAAGAAGGAGACAAGCGCGTAACGCCGTAAATAACTAATGAGTGAACCAACCTCTTGAGCTTTTGTACCATTGAAGGGCATTTCTGTAGTCCAGCTCATACTATCGCCAGACTCATGCATAACGATTGTGAGGATCTTTCCAGGCGCCAAGGGCAATTGAGTTACTCCAAGGCCATTCTTCGCCAGGATTGGTTTTAGAGTCTTTAAAACGGATTCTAGCGAGGCATACTTGCTCTTAAACTGAGGATTGGTACTGTCCATTGGGCAGTAGAGGATTTCTGATGTGGCTTTGATGAGGGCTTTTGCTAAGGTAATCGATGGGCTGGGGGTAGCTGGGGTCATACAGGACTCCTGGTAGTAGGTGAGATCAACTTATATTTGATTTTTAAAAAAGAAGCAACAAAAAACCGATCGGCCTCCCCCAAGGGATGTGATCGGTCTAATGACCCTACTACAGGTGATTAATTATTATTTTATTCTGAGTCTGGAATCAAGTTTTTTTTATAACTTTCCATTCCAGCGCGGTACCATTCGCGATTCATCTTGTGGTTGAGAATGAAAGCCTGTCGGCCTTCGTCTGACCTTTCGACTACTGCTCCTTTTTCACCTTTGTAGGTTTCCCACCCATGGGGCAATTTTTTCATGTCCTCCTCGTCGGGTGTCCAGTCTTTGTAAAGGAAAAATTCGTAGTACTCTTTTACGCCCTTGAGATTTTTGCTAGTGAGTATTTTCAATTAGTAATCCTTGTGGCTTTGGTCCATCTATGTGGAGCGGTTTATCGCCAAGGCCAGCCTTAACTTTTTTTAGGTAAACCTTCGCGGTTTCTCGCCATTGTGGTTGCATACGATTGAATTCCTCATACGTAGAAATATTGCACAAGTACGACCAGCCGCCAAGAGAGGTTATAATTCCCCAGCCCTGTTCTCCGATATGCTGCCTTGCGGATCCTTCGTTTGGGTAACCAAACCTTTCGACAAATTTTACTATCTTCGGAATGAACTCGCGCGCGACTTCGTCCTCACTCCATTCGACGTCGGCCATACCACATTGTTTCAGAATAGAATCGATGGACGGAAAATGTGTTCCCTTGCAAAGCTTCTTAATGGCCACACCAAGGAGCTCAAGCGGGATATCCTTAAGTGAGTCATACCAAAACTCGATTACGTCCTCATCTGCAAAGTCAGGCTTGTTACCAGCCACAACCTTGCTATACCTCAACATAGCTTCTGCAAAAATCCTAATATTCAAAACGCGTACTCCTTTCTAGGTTTTAGTTCTGGGTTAGCCTCTTCTGCCTCTTTACGCTTCACCCAGCTCATCATTGCAATTTCAACCTTGTTCTTGTCTTTGATTTTCGCAAGCACGTTGTCAATTTTGCGAACTCCGTTTTTACTTGGCCTTAGTAGTCCTGCTGGCGACTGACAATTGGGTTTCCAAAAAGGGTCGTTTACTATGAAATTAAAAATATAGTCAAGCTGTACCTCGTTAAGCCCTGTTTGTTTTTTGGTTTTCCTAATTGCCTCCGCATAGGTTGTTGGGTTGGGGTTCATGTGTGGCCATTCTGATTTCGTCCATTCTGCCCAACGAGAACCAAGCACGTTGTCATGATCACTAAGGGGTTCGCGAAGCGATACCCGAGCGTCAGCGGTGGACTGAGTTAGTTTCTTACCTTCTTTCTTTCTTCCCTTCTTACCTTCTTCCTTTCTTCCTTTCTTAGAGGGGTCTAAGCTTGTGATTTTAAAGGAGGATTCGGAGCGAAGTTCATCTCTAGTCTCATCTCTAGTCTCATCTCTAGTCTCATCTCTAGTCTCATCTCTAGTCTCATCTCTAGTCTCATCTCTAGTCTCATCTCCACTATTTCGTATGTCCTGGTATTTACTGTAATTTATGATGGTGATTCGTTCACTATTTTCGAATATTTCGCGCACGATTGTTTTGTTTTCCGCAAGTTTCGTCAGCGCAGTGCGCAGTGCAACCCAACTTCCGCCGTAGTATGTTGCAAACTGATTCAGGTTCAAAATTAACTGTCCTCTCTTTATTTCTAGTTCACCGTTTCCGGTTTTTCCGCGCGTCCATTTCGCAGCGTGTAACAGACAGTTTAAATATCCAACCTGCGAAGGGGTGAGTTTTCCCCGCCAGTTTCTGTGCATTTTGTAAAAGCCAACGTTATTACTCATTAGGGTTCCTTTTTATTTTTACTTTTTTTGATTGATTTTTTTATCGGCAAGCGATATGATGGACTCAATCATTTGTTAGTAAATTTGATTTTAGAAAACCTTGGCCTCACGGTCAAGGTTTTCTTTTTTTATTGATTTAGGTGTTCAATAAACCCTGTGGATAACTTGTGGATATCTTGTGGATAAGCTGTGGATAACTTGTGGTACACTATATCGAGACCTCCCAAATTTTCTTAACAGAAGACACCAATGCCTTTTCAACAACAAACGTTATAGGGAGGTTTTATTTAGGAGCGCGCTTTGACTTTTTTAAAACTTACCATGAGGAAGACGGCGCTCGTCACAACCACCCTTATAATCACCCTCGGAATCTATGACCTTGTGGCCATTCTGATTAACCCGGACACAAGCCTTTCCGTCTCCCAATACCTCGTTAACGTCGGTTTTAACCGCCCTGCTGTCGTGTTTGCAGTAGCTTTCATTTGTGGTCATCTGTTTGGCTACTTATCGCCAGTAGGCCACTACGTCACGAAGCTCAAAGAAAACGAAGACTTACAAAATAAGTCAAAATAAAGCCCCAATCTTCCCGCCACTTACAAGATTTTTTAAAATACTCCTAAAGGTTTTTCCCATTTTGCCGATAAGGACGATATAGGGAGGGGGGAACGGCCCCCCTAAAACTAACCACCAGGAGACACTATGAAAAGCGCACTAACCGGATCTACAAGAATCATCCAAAATTTTGCTCAAGAGGGCGTCGAGATCAGAAGCTTAGAAGAGATCACCTCAGATCAAAAAGACTGGCACGCTGAAGACTTATGTAAACACATCGATTTTTCTGAGTATGCTTTTTGGATCACTACTGATGATGGTGCATCGCCGATCGGGATCGACGACGACGAAGACCTGGCAAAGCATGTTGATGTAGAAAATTATTAACCAGAACTAAGGAGAAACAAGCATGAAAACCATTACTGAATTACTACAAGAGATGAAAGACACATACGAACAAGAATGGGAGATTTTCTATCAGGAAAGAATACACAAGGGAAGTGTCGCAGATTATGAAACCAGAGGTGATTTTTTCATTGACACAATGAAACTTTTCAAAGAGCAAAAAGCAAGTAGAAAAAATTATTAACCAAGGGGACACTATGATCACTTCAATTGAGTTCGAGATACAGGTGCCGGTAATGATCGGCTCCCAAGTTTTTGACGGCCTTGTGGTGGGTGTCGGCCATATGGCTGAGTATGTCTACGGGGAGGACAGGGACGGTAATAGGGGCGAGCTAAGGCGCGAATTAGACTGTTTTGAAATCGATCATGTCTCTTTCGAGGAGGAGGACGGAAGCTACAGCTTTATTAGGAAAAGTAAAATATCGAATATGGGCGAAATTGAAAAATCAATTTTCAACTACTGCTTAGACTTCATAAATTCATAACTTCATAACTAGTGTTCCCTAGTATTTTCCTGATCAACCACCACACGGATTTCAAGTCTTAAGCCCAGATGCTTATATCTAACGGGCACACCTAAAGAATCAAGAATTTCATAACAAAAAACGGCGGCAGTATTGAGGCTGGTTAGTTCTTTTGACCCTTCAAAAGGACTTTTGATTACCGCCCAATTATGCGCGGGCGATTCAGACAACTGATTGGGGCTAAGGATTATAAGGGCGTCGTCTTGTTTCGTGCATTTTACAAAGTCATTCAAGTCATTTAGGGTAAGCACGAGCACCTCATTTTTTTAGAAAATCAAATAGAAAAAACAAAAAACCTGGAATGAAACCGCAAACTGCGCCGTAAAATGAAGACATAACTTTTAGAGTCGCTATTTCCACGCTAAGCTTTTCACTCATATCGTGAAGCTTTTCTAACACTTCATTTATCCTTTTGTCAAATCCACGCTCGAGCTCACGCTCTGACTTACGGATTTCCTGTAGTTCGTTTTGTATACTAATGAGGCGGCTATCGACTTCCATGCGTCTTACCCTATGAGAATTATTTGCTTTTGCTAACTCCTTCATTGTACCATGGGGAGAAGTATACACCAATTTAAACAAGGGACAGATCCAAGGAGGGTTTCATGCGGGCAGCGGCGATAGTTTTAGCCTTGACCTTAACAGCTTGCGGCGGCAGCGGCGGCGGTAAGAACGACGATCATGTGGGCGGTGAGGAAAAACTTACCGACTCAATCTCGTGTACGGCCCTAGTGCCCAGCCTTGATAAAAACGGTGATCACGATCCTGTAAGAGGGTTCCACGTGAAACTTATCTCCTTCCTTTACTCGAAAGGCTCAGTGGCAGCCACGCTCGAGTATACCTACAAGTTCAACGAGAAAGATTCCTACACAGAAACCGCGTCAAAAGTTTTTCCTCAAAGCGAGAAAAAACACAAAATCGACTCTGAACTTTTGCTCGTGAAGTTTGATCCTCGATCTAAAGAAATGGCTGTCTACAAAAAATATCTGCTGGGCGACAGCTTCGAAGGAGAATGTATATGAAATATTTAATAGCTGCAGTGTCGCTGTCTCTTAGTTCTTGCTGCGCTTTTGGTGAGGGCATAGAGCGGATGCCCGTAACTGACGCACTTGAATTAACCGATCAAGAAATCGCTTACGCTAAAAGTATCGCAGAACTTGACGGACCAGTACCGATGCTCTACGGCGGACGTCCGGTTGAAGCGGGTGAATTACTCCCTAACGTCAATGTGGGTTTTTGTTCAGTTACTATCGTTGGACCAGAAACCGTGGTCTCGGCTGGACACTGCCATAATACAGGCTCTAAGGCCTCGTTTGTCTTTGCCGGCACCAAGTACTCGGCAACCTGTACACGTCACCCCCAGTACAACAATGGAACCCTTTTAAACGACTTTGCGCTGTGTAAGTTCTCCCCTCGTGGGGATTTCCCAAAATACGGCAATCTCGGCGTATACCCAGTAGCGCCAGGAGACGTAATCGTTATGAATGGCTACGGCAAAGGAAGTACAAACGGACGTCTTCATGTGGGAAAAATGCCAATAGCGCGCGTACAGGGGCAAGAAATTTTTACAGAAGGTGGGGTCGTGATCGGAAGTGGTGATTCCGGGTCGGCCGCATACCTCGATATGCCTAATTTAAAAGACGGGCCCTTCAAGATTGTTTCCATTAATTCACGCGCCGGTGGACGTCTTTCCATTCTCAATATGACAGGAGACTCAAGGGCACAAGCTTTTTTCAAAGACTGGGCCGCAAAAAACAGTGCTGAAGTGTGTGGTATAAATAAGGACTGTCTCGGAGAGGACGTCATTATTCCTCCGCCGCCGCCATTACCACCAGAAATTCCTAGTCACTGTGCAGAAGAGAAAAAGATGTTTGACCTTCAGGTTAGTAAACTAGCTTTCTTTGAGTCAATGCTTAAAAAATGCAAGTAGCATAGAGATGAATTGTTTGTTAGGGTTGTGGGACTAAACCTTGTACTAGAAGGAAAAATCCCACATGACTGATATAGCAGATCCAAGAAAAACAATAAATAAAATAAGCAAATGGAAGCATCCTTTGTACAGCACCTGGGCGCATATGAACTATCGCTGTTACAACAGTAAGGGTAAGCGCTACTCCGAATGGGGCGGTCGAGGCATAACCGTGTGTGACGCATGGAGACATAACTTCCAGGCTTTCGCTGATTATATGGGACCTAAGCCTGCGCCGGAATATTCCATTGATCGCATCAACAATGACGGTAACTACGAGCCTGGAAATGTCAGGTGGGCGACCCCAAGGCAACAGGTGCTTAATTCATCTCACGCCGTTATGCTTACCTACAACGACAAAACGCAATGCCTAAAAGACTGGGCAAACGAGCTGGGTTTTTCTTACAAATGCATTACCAAGAGGTATCAAGCGGGAAAATCAGTAGAAGATATTCTACTCCCACCTTCAAAGAAGTCTTCGAAAATACCAGAACCACGTGGGTATTTTTACAAAGGTAAGTGGAAAAGCATCAGGGAGCTAGCCGCTATTACCGGTATGCGCTATGGAACTTTATTGAGGCGATATGAGCACGGGTTTAATTTAAATAGGGCCTTGACCCAGAGGGTAAGGCAAATAACGGAATTCATTTGGGAGGGTAAACTAGTTTCACTTAAGGAGTGGTCAAGACTTGTCGAGATGCCTTACACTAGTGTTAGACAATGGATAGCAGAAGGTAAATCTATAGAGGAAATATATGCCTATAAACGCCCGAACGAAGGGGAAGGTTGCAGAAAATGAGTTTGCCAAAAAACTTAATTCTATCGGACTATTCAACGCGCGGCGTGGTTGTCAATATAGGGGTGGTCCTGATACTCCGGATATCCTTTGCGATGGTTCGGTTTATTGGGAGGTTAAGAGACGAGAAAAACTGGACCTCAGTGGAAGCGTGTCTCAGGCCGTGCGGGATTCTGGACATCCAAATAGTGGACGAACGCCAGCTGTTGCTTCAAGAAAAAATAATGAAGGATGGTTGATTACAATTAGGTTTGAAGACATGATAGATTTTGCACAGGCAATTTTAGAAATTCATGAAAAAGGCAAAAATGAAACAAGTACTCCTCATGTTGACAGCGTCATCGATACTAGCCATAACGACCTCGCTAATTTTCCTCGAGTCCTGCTCTAAAAACAAAGACGACAAAAAGGCGCATGAAACTGAGCGCGATATGGACCTTGAGCCTTATCTTATGAGACAGCAGGTGGAGTTTGGCACCAAAGTCAAGACCGCTTGGAAACAAATGATTTTTGCAGAAGGGTATACCGCTACGGAGTTACCCTTTTTTTCTGGGCAAGTATTAGGCCGTTCCTTACAGTTCCCTTGCAAAAAAAACCCAGAGATCAGGTGGCAAAAAGTAACTCTAGAAGCGCGCTGTGTCATTGACGCAGTTTTTACTTGTTCAGCAGATTATGTGTCCCACACTAGCACTTGCGAGATCTTATGAATCGAACTCTTCGAGTGGAAAAAGTTGGCGTTGATACACTTCACCTTGATCCAAATAACGCACGAAAGCATGGCGCAAGAAACCTTTCTGCTATTAAGGGCTCACTCCTGGAGTTTGGGCAAATAAAACCAATCGTGGTAAGAAACGATATCGTCATAGCAGGCAATGGAACACTCACGGCGGCGAGAATGTTAGGGTGGGAAATGGTAGACATAACGCGCGCTGATCACCTCAGCCACACCCAAGCTATGGCTTACGCACTTGCAGATAACAAAACGTCAGAGCTAGCAGAATGGGACGACGAAATACTAAGAGCCTCACTTGACGCGCTCCTTAACGATGGTTTCGCAGTAGAAGATATCGGTTTTGATATTGACGATATTCCAGGCCTTGGTTACGCCATGCCTGAAGTCGAGCTTGACGACAAGGAAGGCAAGGAATCAGCAGAATCAAAATTCATCCTCACTGTTCACTTAGGCGACAAATTGGAACTTGATGATTTAAAAACCGAGCTTTCGTCTCGTGGACTAATTGTCAAGGAAAAATAATGTCGCAGTACGGCTTACCTTATCAAGGCTCAAAACAATCACTGTGTGACGAACTAATTAAAATATTTCCAGCGGCTGATCACTTCTACGACCTCTTTGGTGGTGGTGGTGCGGTAACGCACGCTATGGCTGTTAGGAGATCAAAAGATTTTAAACAATTTCATTACAATGAAATAAAACCAGAGATCATTGATTGTTTTAAAAATGCAGTTGCTGGTAAATATTCTTACGAAGTTTTTAAACCTAAATGGATTAGTAGAGAAGAGTTTTTAGAGAAAAAAGATTTAGACGGCTATATTAAACTATGTTGGTCCTTTAGTTGTAACGGAAAAGACTATTTATTTGGTAAAAATATTGAATCTTACAAGAAGTCCATGCATATGGCCATAGTCTTCAATGAGTTTGATGATGTTGCTAAAAAGACATTTGGAATGAATGCTTTTAAGGAATCTTCATCGATCAAAGACCGCCGCCTGCTTTTGAGACATGTGCAACTTTTGGGCGGTAAAAGCAACCAGCTTAAAAGCATTGAAAGTCTTGAGCGCATAGAGCAGGCGCAAGGCCTAGATCAGCTCGCAGCTCAGCAACACCTATTCGCCCTTGAGCGCGTTCAAGGCTTAGAGGGCTTGCGCATTGAAAGTCTTGAGCGCATAGAGCAGGCGCAAGGCCTAGATCAGCTCGCAGCTCAGCAACACCTATTCGCCCTTGAGCGCGTTCAAGGCTTAGAGGGCTTGCGGCAGAAGATAGTTTACTTCTCTAAAAGTTATGAGAAGGTAGAGATTCTGCCCAACTCAATTATTTACTGTGATATCCCATATGAAGACACGAAAGGTTACGCCCTAAGTTTCGATAGGCCGGCGTTTTTAGACTGGGCAGACAAGCACGACACTCCTATATTCATTTCAGAATATGATATCAAGGATCCTAGATTTAGGCTTATTTGGACTAAGAAAAAACTAGCGCTCATGTCACGACAAGGCGCCGGCACGAAGGTTTTAGAAAAAGTATACTGTAACGCGGCAGCTTTGAGGTTTAGTAGAAAATAGAGTACGATTAGCCTAGAGCTCTTAACCCCACAAACTGACTAAAACCTCATGGACGAGCGGATTATCTTTTTAGTGGGGTACCCTTAATTTTATTAAAATCATGTGCTAGACTACCTGCATGAGCTGTACAATCAATATTTCAGGGGCGGGCAGTACTGCCAGCGGACTAGACCACCACAGTGGATTTTCAGATATTGCGGCGGGCACTACCGTTACGATTACGGCAAGTAAGCAAATGGTCGTGTTTGGCGATTTTATTTTAGAGGGCGCTCTAAATATCGAGGGCACCCTTATCCTAGAGGACTAATACATGTCAATCCAAAGATTTTCAGTTAACGATCAGCCGACTACTCCTGCCCTAGGGAAAGTTTACCTATGGTTTGATACTACGGCTAATATTTTTAAATATATGACAGAGAGCGGTATCGCGTTACCTATAGCGGGCGCTGGTTCCGTAGCAGGAGATTCCATTTGGGACGCTAAGGGAGATTTGGCCGCTGCTACCGGCGCCAACGCGGCCATAAGGTTAGCCGTAGGAACAAACGGGCAGGTGTTGACTGCTGATAGTGCAGAAGCTACCGGCATGAAATGGTCGACCTCTTCTGGTAGTGGTGACGTCTTAGGGCCAGCCAGTGCGACAGACAACGCGGTTGTTCGTTTTGATACCACTACGGGTAAGCTCATTCAAAACTCGGTGGTCACTATAGCAGACTCAACTGGAAATATGGCGGGTGTTGGTACACTCAACACGCACACGCTCCCAGGTGGTACTGGCACACTAGCTCTCACAAGTCAAATCACTGGCACAAACTCAGGTACAAATACAGGCGACCAAACCACGGTTTCTGGTAACGCTGGTACGGCTACGGCTTTGCAAACAGCGCGCACAATTAACGGAACGTCTTTTGACGGTACGGCTAACGTCACGGTAACGGCGGCAGCGGGAACACTAACGGGTGCCACCCTCGCGGCAGGAGTAACGGCGTCAAGCTTAACCTCTTTTGGCGCTGCAATGATCCTCGGCACACCTGCCTCCGGTGTAGGAACGAACCTAACGGGAACAGCTGCCGGGTTAACGGCGGGCAACGTCACAACCAACGCAAACTTGACTGGCGCGTTAACGTCAGTAGGTAACGCCACAACTCTTGTTAGTGCTATGACGTGCAGCATTCCACTTGCTAATCCGGCAAACCAAACTATCTACGCTGATGCTAAGGCAGCTTTTGGCTACACCATTAACAGTGTCGGGGGAGCGGGCACGTCAAGCGGGACCATAACGCTGGCGGTTCAAATTAACGGCGTTTCAGTGACTGGCCTATCAGCCGTAGCGATTACCAGCACGCCAGGAGACTCGAACGCCTCGGCGGCAAACGTCGTTGCTACAGGTGATATTGTAACTTGGGTTTTTAGTGCCAACTCGGCGGCTAACGATTTGCGTTTTACTATGAGATTAACCAGAACTTAGAAAAGGGGACAAAAAATGTGGGTTTCTGTAAAGTACAAACAAAATACAGTCCAAGAAAAACTTGGAGCAGCCATAGCCGTGTATGAGCACCAGACACTAGGCGTTTTTACTTACACAGAGGACAGAATTGACGTAAATTCAAAATCAGCGGAGTTCGTTGTCCGCGCTAAGGCTGCACTAATAGACTGGGTTGCTTTGCAAATTAAGTATGAAACAAACGAAACAAGTATGTTGGCGGCACTCAACGCATAACCTCAAGGGAGTACACACATGGCTGTCGGAGATATCAAATTAGCGTACGGGGCTTCGTCGGCTCTTACAATTACGCTCGCCTCACTTGCAACTGACGCAAGCCTACTTACGGGCCGAGCATCAACTGAGGTAAGCAATACCGTTAACCTTTTTCAAGACTACCTTTTGGCAGGAATGATTACCACTGGCACAACTCCGACGACTGCAAAAGAAATCAGAGTTTACGTCGTAGGGCTGATGGATGACACATTATATCCTGACGTTTTTGACGGGACTGATTCAGCGGAAACCGTTAGCGGTGTAGGAACGCGCGACAGTGTTTGTAAACTAGCTGCCGTAATTCCAACAATCGCAACGTCAAACCTTGCTTACTATTTTGGTCCTGTCTCAGTAGCTTCTCTTTTCGGTGGAACAATGCCAAAGAAATTCTTGGCCTTCGTTACCCACAGTACAGCCGTGAATTTAAACGCAACGGCTGCAAATCACGCGATTTACATAACGCCTGTATTCTCGAAAGTAGAGTAATGATTGTACCTCGATCAAGCCAAAGAGTTTTTGATTCTGCACAGCTAGATCCTAGGCTGCGCGCGGATCTAATTTTTCACGCTACCGGTGGCGGCAGTGGCAATACCTGGTTTGATAGGTCAGGCTATGGGAATAACGGGACGCTAACGAATGGCCCAATCTGGACGCTCGGCGAAGGCGGGAAACGTAATGCTGTGAGTTTTGACGGATCAAACGATTATGTTGATTACGGCGACGTGACTTTTTTAGATGGAAAATCTTCCTGGTCTATTTCTGCATGGTTTAGAGTTCCAGATACTACCGGACGATATGGTATCGTAAGTAAGTGGAGAGACGATGTCGCTCAACGAGGCATACTAATAGAGGTTTTTTCAGGGAATATAAGATTTTTCAAAGGTACTACTGGCACTGGTAATACTTTCCTTACAACTGCAGCTACGGCGAATGATTGGACACACGTGGTCGCTCTTCAAAATGGTGTCGATGTTGTTCTGTACGTTAACGGCGTTGAAAGGGTTAGAGCTGCTAATACCCATGCTTTGGCCGACAATACTGAGAGTTTGCTTATTGGAGTTGTAGGGATCGCTGGCGTGTTGTCTGGGTATTTTAGAGGCTCGATAGACGACGTCCGAATCTACGGGCGGGCACTCTCAGCTGCTGAAGTGGCCCTTCTAGCTGCTCCTTCATTTGTCCCCGTAACTACTCAGCGCGCCCTGTTTGGTAAACGCGCTGCCATTGCTGCCTCGGGTTATGCTTTCACCGGCAGGTTTTTTTAAAAATCATGATGGTTGCTTTTCCTTTACGCCCACGTCTATACTGTCCTTAAGCATACCTTTTAAACCAATTCACTATAGGAGGAAGGGAATATGTCTGAACTACAAGACAACCCGCCAGAATCCATACCAGACGATTTAAAGCAGATCATAGCGGCCTTACAAGGGCTGACCTCAGTAGTCGACCTGCTTGAGCATGGGGCCTTTTCAGGGAGCCTGGCAGGTAGAGTATATAGTGGCATAGTTTTCACTAAGGCTGCCCGTGAGCAGATATTGGCGCAAGCAAGAGCGCACGATTTCGCACACACTGTAGGGGGCCTCGATGATTTCTAAAGGGGCAAGCATCAGCGAAGTAGTAAAGAAAAAGCGCATCAGGAAAAAGAAGGTTGTGGCAGAAACCGGTTTTGGCTGGTTTGTTGCAATGGGCGTTATGAAACACAAGGACGGCACATTCTCAAGGGTTGACCTTATGGTGAATGGGGACAAAGCAAATATTTTGTTTGTCGAAGAGCCAATG